AATATTATATTATTTTTTTTATTTTTTTAATTAATTAAATAAAATTAAGATCATATTTATTAGATAAATATACTTTTTTAATGTTTAAAAAAGTAATACTGTCAAAGGTAAATATTATATAAATTAAGACTAATTAATAACAAAATTAATAATATAGCTAATAAATATTATAATAATAATGAATCTGATAATAATGAATCTAATGAAACAATTAAATTTGATGAATTATCAATTTTAAATAATATTATTGGAGAAACAACAACAAATTTAAATAATAATTCCAAAATATGAAAAAAAATTAACTTTAGAAAAAACTAAATTATTTCTTAAAAAAATAAAAAAAAATAAATGTGTGTTTATTATTTATTCTTTATTTAAAAATTTTTTATTTTATATAATATTTTTTTAACACTTTTAGATATTTACAACCAAATTTTTTTATAATAATTTATACTTATATAGGTATTAAAATTTTAAATAAGACTTTTTTATATATTAAATATTAATATTAACATAAAAAAAATTAAAAATATAACTATATAATTTAACTTAGATAAATAAAATTTAATACCCTTTTATAACATAATATTATATATTTATAAAAAATAAAACTAATTTTAATAATATCTTTTTTGTGTATAATATAATTATTATTAAACAATTTTTATTTTAAATAATTTATATGAATTATTTAAATTTACATAAATTATAATTAATATTTTATAAAATTTATTTTTCAAAAATTTTGTTTAAAAATTTTATTTTGTATTTTAATTAAAATATATATTTAATGTGAATAAGTTATTTAATTTAGTAAACATTTTTTTGGTTAATAAAAATTTTAACAAGTTTACTTTTATTTAATATTTAATGTATTTATAAATTATTATATTTTTTAATAAAAAAATATAATATATAATAAAAATATAAAAATATGGATATTTTAAAAGGTTTTATTATAATAATATTTATAATTGGAATAATATTTTTAACAGTGTATTTTATGTCAAAATCAGAATTATCTAATTCAAACACAAAAATTATATATAAATATATACCAAGAACATTAGAAGAAGAAGAAACTGAACCAATATTTGTTTCTCAAATATTTTATCCAATGTTTACACAACCATCTGTTTGGATTGATTCTATTTATGAAGATGATAAAAGAAAAACAGAAGCATTAAATAAATATTTTATTTCTCAATTTTAAAAAAAATTACATAAATATTTATAGTAATATAATAATAATTATGCAAAAATATGAATTAATATCATATAATCAAATAAATAAATTATACAATAAAAATTATGATTCAAGATTATTTACTGATTTTGAAATTTTATTGTTTAATAACAAAATTCAAAATATAAATATGAAAAATATAATTATTGATGTAGAAAAATTATATTCTATTATAAATTATTGTGATATTAGTAAAGATTATAAAAATTATTTAAAATATACAAGTTATTTATTAAAATTAAATGATTCAAGAGCATATAATAAATTATTAGTTTATTTATTACAAAATAATAATAATTGTGAAAAAGATGCAATTTTACAAATTTGTTTAATTGGATCAAAGTCTGGTAATATGAATTGTATTATAAATCTAGGAATATTATTATATAATAATAATGACACTGATAATGCTTTAAAATATCTAAAATTTGCACTAAATAAAAGATGTTATAATGCAACAATAACTATAGCAACAATATATTTAAATCATTTAAATATTGAATTAGGATTTAAATATTTATTATTTGGAATTAAAAAAAATATATTTAATGCAATGAGTATTTTAGAAAAATATTTTAATGATGATGATTTATATATTTATTTGTTAAATATTAATGATAAAAATGAGTTAATTCAAAATAAAATAAATGAACTTAAACAAAAAATAAATATAAATTATATTAATAGTAAATTAAATTATAAAATAACATATTTATTAAATAATTTTGAAGTAAAAATTAATAATTTGCAATTAAATGATTTAATATCAAATAATTCAATTGTAAATTTTTCTGAAGATAATATATTTAAAAAAATTTATTATACTGATGAAAAGATATTTCAAATAATTAATAATGAATTAGAAATATTAAATAATTAATCATTTTTAACTTTATCAATTGTAAATTGTTTAATATTTGATTTTTTTTTTGTAACTTCCATTATGTCAAATTGTTTATTTTTTTTCCGCCAATTTTGATCATAATTATTTTTATGATAATCTTTAAATTGATCACAACCTATCATTCCTATTGATTCATTTTCTGCTTTATACCAAAATACTTGTTCTAAAAAAGTAGTTTTTGCACCACGATTAACAATTACCATTGCACCATAATCAGATGTAATATCTTTAAATACTTGTCTAAATGAATCAAATGTTGGAAACATTCCTGCATAATGATCATATATTCTTTTTTGATTTGAAAGAAAATCTTCATTTAATAAAAAAATATAATCAAAATTACCTCTTAATTCAGGTGATATTCCTAATGGAAATTGCATTGTTAACATATACATTAATTTAAAATGTCTTCCATTAAATAATAATTCCATAATGGGTTTATCTTTCCCCCATGAACCTTTTGAAGCTAAACAATCATCCATTAAAATAAATGCTCTTGAATCTATTATTTTTCCATTTTTTTGTTTTTCAATTTCTTTTTCAAGCATTGTATCTTGTCTATATAATAATTTTTCTATAATTTCACTGCGATATTCATAATGTATAAAAGTATTTGGAAAAAATTCAGAATAAAAAGGTGGATTTGCCATTTTTTCTGTAGGTGCTATTATAATACCTACTGGAATATCTTTAAAATGTCTTAATATTGATCTACAAACCCAAGATTTTCCAGATGCACGTTTTGCTATCATTACAATTGCAGGATTTTCACACATATTATTTAATTTAAATTCTTTTATTGGTAAACATGCATTTCCACCAATATTTATATTTTTAACTTTTGTCATAGTTTTATATATATATTTATATAAAACTTTTTTATTTGCATTTTTATATTTATAATTTTATACCATATTTACTTGATTTGTTTTGACTAATAAAAATATTTTGATTTGATATTTTGTCAGAATTTTTACTTATTTTATTTAATTTATTTAAATTATTGTCATATAAATTAGAATTATTATTTATTATTCTATATTTATTATTTAATGATTGTGGCACTATATTTGGAATTATATTTTTATTTTCTAAATTTGTGTTTGCTGCTACAATTTCATTTTGTGCTAATTTATTATCTTGACCTAATTTATATTTTTCAAGAATTAATTGATTATTTTCATTGTTATCATCCCATGTAAATAATATATGAAAAATTAAAAATAATATTCCAGTAATTAATATAGGTTTAATAATTTCTGTTTGTTTAATGTAATCTATTGTCCAATTATTATTAGAATATAAATTATCTCTATTTATTATTAAATATATTATAACAAATACTAATATTACAAATATAATTATATTTGAACAATATATTGTTTTAATTTCCTCATATGAAATCATCCTTTTTTTATGTTATATATTAATATGGTATTTTTTATATTTAATTATATTTATATATTTATATTTTAATCATATTGTCATAAAAACTTTCTACTTGATCAAATTTTTCAAATAATTTATTATTTTTATGTTTTAATACTTTTATATTTTTTTTAGTTGTTTGATTTGGTTTGTTATTTAAATCAAATATTTCACCTATTCTATCTTTCTCTTTTATTCTAATAGCAGGTGGTGATGATAATATATTAATAAGATTTGATTTAGAATTAGTCATTTCTGATGTCATATTATTTGTTGTTTCTATTTTTTCTGATTTATTAAATTTTGATTCTGATTCTGATTCTGATTCTGATTCTAGTTCTGGTTCTGATTCTGATTCTGGTTTTTCTTCTAATATCATATTATTACTTGTTATACTGTTTTTTGATTCTGTTTCTTGATTTATAATTTTATCTAGTTTTTTTTTATTTATTTCTGCTCTTGATAATAATGTACTTCCAGAATTATTATTTGTATTTTCATTAATAATATTTTCTACATTATCTAATTCAATTAAATTTACTTTATTATTTAAATTTTTATTTTGTTCTTTGATTTTTTCATTATTTATAAAATTTTCTAATTGAGCTTTTTTAAATTCTGAATCTTCTAAATTAACAAATTCATCATTTCCTGTGTCTTCAATTAAAATATTATCAATATTTGGTCCAGGTCCATATTTTTTATTATTAATCATATTATATACCATTGTTTTAATATTTTGAATTTCTTTTGAATTTAAATCATTTGTTTTATCAAATTCAATTTCCAAATATTCTTTTATGATTTGATTATATGGAAGAGATTTTTTAATACTCATATCTATACACATTTTTAATATTTCAAATATTTCTTTTTTATTTGATTTGGAAATAAATATTTCTGGATTATCTCTAAAATAATTACATGATATAACATAACATTTATGTATAAAATCTTTTATTATCATTGATTCATAAATCATATTATCTGAATATTTTGAATTAGATATTTTTGGATCCCAAGTTAAAAATAATACATATGATTTAAATGATGCTCTTACTAAATTATCAAACCATTCTATACATCCTGATGAATTTTTTATTCTTAAATATTCCTCTTCAATTTCATGATTATTTAATCCTGATATTCCATCAAGAGTTTTTTTAAATATATAAATTATACCTGGATTGTTAATTTTTGCTCCTTTTTTGTTTTTTAATTCAATTTGATTATATACATTTTTCGAATATTTTAACATTCCTTTAATTCCATGATATAAATGAGGAACTAAAATTCCACATAAAAAATTATTAAATTCATTTTTTATTTCTGTTAAATATCTATAATCCATTATTTATATTTATATAAATATAAAAATAAATATAAATTTAAACTTGAATTTATAAAAAAGTATTTATTAATATATATTAATGGAAATTAAATATAATTTAAAAAAATTATATAAAAATAAATTATATTTAAATATTAATGAAACTTTATTTCAACCAATAATTTATATTAACTCAAAATTATCATCTTTATTTACATTAATAATGTTTGATCCAGATGCTCTTTATGGAAATAAAATTCATTGGTTAATTACAAATATTAAAACAAATAATAAAACAAATAATATTGATTCATCTGATATTTTAATCAAATATAAAGGTCCTAATCCTCCTAAAAATTCAGGTTTACATCATTATGTTTTTTGTTTAATTAAGCAAAAATTATATATTAAACCCATTGAATTTAATACCAGATATTTAGAATTAAATGATTTATTTGATAAATTAAATATTAGTTCTAATAATAAATTGGAACTTATATCTATAAAATATTTTGTTATTGATACTAATTGATATAAATAATAAAAATTATTTTGATATAATATTTTTAATTTTCTTTCATTGTATAAAGTAGTTTTAATTGTATTATAAGTCATTTTTAAAAATATTGACATTTTTTAATTAAATCTTTATTAAATTCAAAATTATCTTTTAATACTTCAATGTATTCATCATCTATCATTTTAGTATATTTATTAACAATATCAAATCTTTTATTTAATTTTTTATTATTGGGATATTTTGTTTTTAGATCAATTTCTGCATTATTAGAAAATAATATAACTTTATCGATAACATCAGGAATTTTATCAACAGAAGATAATTTCCATTCTCCATCTTCATATATCATACATTTTTCTCTATTGATATCAGATATATAAATATTTAATAATTGTGGATAATTTGGATTAAAATGAATAATTTTTAAAATCTCATTTGGAATTTTAACACCAGTAATTTTTGGATTTTTAATAATTTCATCTAAAAATATTTTTTTATTAATTATATTTAAATTTTCTTTATCAAAATTAACTAAAACAATATTATTTGAATTAATATTTGAATTAATATTTGAATTAATATTAGTGTTATATTGAGTATTATTTATTATATTAGATGTTGGATTTTATATTATTATTTTTAATTAAATTATCTATTTTTTTTAATAAAATATTATTTTGTTTTTTAAGTTCTATAATTTCTTTATGATTATTATTTTCTTTATCTAATAATATTTTAAATAAATTTTCTTTTTGATAATCATTTTCTTTTTGATAATCATTTTCTTTTTTAATTTTACATATTTTTAAATGTTTACTTAAATTACCTTTAGAAGAATATATTTTAGAACAATAATTATAAGAAAAACATATTTTATCTATTGGAGATTTTAATAATTTTTCTTTTTTTCAGTATTTGGAAAATTTTGGAAAAATTCAGTATTATTTTTTTCAATATTTTTATTTAAGTAAGTAACAATTAAACTTTTTATTTAAATGAATATCTAAATTATACTTTCTGTTAAAATTTTTATTACATTTTGGACAATTATAATTATTCATTATTATTATTCTATTTTACTTTATAATTTATATAATTAAAATAATTTTATATATTTTTAAGTATTTTTCCAGTATTTGGAAAAATTTTTTAAGTAATTGTCTATTATTATACTTTTTAATTTTATTAAATTGTTTTAAATTGTATATATATTGACTTATTTTTTGGGGTTTTTTGAGAGAGTTTGAAATATATAAAAAAATAAAAATTAATAAAATTTTTAAAATTATAGCTTTAATAAAATTCAATATTTCCATTATTCAACTATAAAAATTGATTTAACTAACTTATATTCAATATAATATTATTTATTAATTACAACATGATTTTAAGACATAATCAAATTGAATGTATTAATTCTATTGATACACACTTTAAAACTAATAATCATGGTTTAATTAAAATGTTTTGTGGTAGT